TGTTTAATAAACTCTATGGCAATAAACACTACATATAAAGTTATAAAAGGAACTCCTGAAAGTTTACTTTCTTTAAATAGAATAAACGATCAAGATTTACCACTAGTACAGAGACTGGAACTAGATACTGTATTTAAGCCCTCCCAAAATAGACTAGATGTATTCTTCTATTCTCTTGATGGTAGGTACCTTTCAAGCAAAATAGATTCTAGAACCTACTCTGTAGTTCAAGGTGGTAGCCGTAACGCCGGTCAAATAGAAGACATTACTCTTAACCCAGAAAAAGACTCCATAGATGCCGGTTATCCAAACGGTGATGTTAACGTACTCTACAACTTTGTTAATAACCTGCTTGCCGTTAACAACACCCAGCCTAAACTTTTTATTGAAAGTATCTCCTCGGATAGAACTGAGATCCGGGCTCTAACTAATGACGTTTCTAGAAAGAATATAGTTAGGTTTATAGATACTATTAAAGGAAGGCTAAATGATAATTCCTATTTCGAAGATTTTAGATTAAATTTTGGACGTAATGAATTATTAATTGGTATCAATATTGATAGAGTAGAGTTTAAAGACTCTCAAGCTATTCTAATTAAGCTCTACGAACCACTTCCTGCAGGTATAAGTACTAAAGATACTTTTTTACTTGAAGAGTTAGTAGGTGATAGCGTACTTTATGAAGTGGTGACAGAAGTCTCTCAAACTTTTGAACAGCAGCAATTCAATTTAAGAGGCCCTAACTACGATATTGAGCTCGTAGAAGAAAATAATAACCCTACAGGCTACCTAAACTACGACGAACTCTTTAGCTATCCGGTTACGAATTCTTTTTACGAGATTTATTCTCTCTTTAGTGAGAAAGGCTCTCAGATAAGTATAGATCATACCGATTTTAACGATTTTATTCAATTTTCTTCTGCTGAGGAAAGATTAAGAAACTTTTACTATAAAGCCAGTCTTTTAGAGAATTATAGAAATCAAATAAACTCTAGGAGCGGATATACCGGGAGCATTGAAGAAAATATAAAGGGTATTATAAATAACTTTGACCACTACGACAGGTATCTGTACTATGAAACTGGATCATGGTCCTGGCCAAAAAGCAGTTCCACTCGTCCGTTTTTGTTAGAATCTTCTGGAAGCTCGAAAGTCATAAACTGGTTTACCAACATAATATCCTCAGCTTCTAATTTTGATTCTTCTAATAATGACAGATTAATAAATTCTATTCCGTCATTTATACGTGATGATTCTGATAATGCCTCCTATTCATTATTCATAGATATGATAGGACAACACTTTGATAACCTCTGGATATATAGTAAAGCAGTAACAGATAAGTATGATGCAGATAATAGGTTAGAATTTGGTATTTCTAAAGATCTAGTAAGAGATGCAATAGAAAATTTTGGGATTACTCTTTATAATAATAACGAAGCTTTAGAAAACTTATTTTCGGCATTTACCGGTGAAAGCTACAACACTGGTAGTGAACAAATATCTTCTCTCATAGTAGCTGTTGAAGGATCGGGTAGTTTATCGGGTTCTGTAGGCAACGAACACCTACAGCCAATGCCTAAGAACTCTTACCAAAAAGAGGTTTATAAACGCATTTACCATAACATTCCTTTATTATTAAAATCAAAAGGTACAGAACGAGGTCTTAGAGCATTAATAAACTCCTTTGGTATTCCTTCAGATATATTAACTATAAAAACTTTTGGAGGTTCCTCAACAGACGGCATTAACTTTTACGGTCCCTCTTCTGAAGTAACAAGTTCGTTGGGAAAAATAAGAATAGCAAACACTGACACGGTTGTAACCGGAAGTACATTGTCTAATTTTACCACCGTAGTTAAACCCGGTAGTGATTACAGTACAGACCTACATACTGTAGAAATAGGATTTTCACCTGCAGATAACTTAAACTCGTTTATCAAAAGTCACCCATCTATGTCAGCTTTCGATATTGATGCTTACATTGGTGACCCAGGCCTGGCTTATTCTAGCAGCTATGCTAGTTTAGACAATCTGGCTGAAACAGTATTTACTTCTGGTTCTAGTTATGCTAACGTCTATAATGCTTTTGATTTTGTTAGATTAATAAAGTTTTTCGACAATTCTATTTTTAGAATAATAAAAGATTTTGTTCCTGCACGGTCTAATATTGATACCGGTATAGTAATAAAACCGCATATTCTAGATAGAAGTAAAATTAAACAACCAGAAGTTAAATGGTCAAATCAATCTTCTCCTTCCTTCGAACATACAGGTACTGCTTTAGATTTCACTGGTTCTTACTACTCTACTAACTTTTCTATAGACGGAGAGATAGAAACAGCTTTTATAACCGGGAGTACCGGACTAGGTTTAGTAGATTCTGCATCTTATTCATATACTGAAACATACGCTAATCCCTCTGGAGGATTTCAAACGCTAACTCGTAACAACCACGACCAGGCGGCATATACAGGAGAACTCTCAGGCAGTATTATTAAAGCTTCTAACGGAGACCTTACAGCCGGCAATAATTTTAAACACGTATCTAACTCAGGATTTTCTTTTAACTTCTTTCCATCTAGCTCTTTTTCATCTCTAAGCTCTTTTATACAGTCTGATTTCTCATCTACAGATAATGTAACTTTATGGGTTTCTCAAAGTATAGTTAGTAACTACACTTCGTCCACTATTGAAGCTCTAGCTATTCCAACAGTAAGTCCTAATGCCGGTAACATAGCCAACGTACTTGAAAACGCTACCGAAGTAGTATTTGAATATGTAAAGTTCATAACTACTAATGAATTTGTTACATCTCCTAGAAGGCTTTCTTTCGTCAATAATAGTGGACAGGAATTACAAGACGAGAATATACAACTATCGATATCTCAAAATACTTCCAATTCTACACACGAAATAACGTTTAAAGGCGACGAAGTTGGACAAGCCACTCAATACTCAGCTTCATTAGAAATAGATTTTGCAGATATTCCTAATGATACGCAAGTAGATATACCTTTTAACTACGAAGTTTTACATACATCTCAAGGAGGTACAGAATCAAAGCTAATTATACAGCTAAGAGATAAGTCTACAGATATACCGTATTCCGGTATGTCGTTTTCTTTAGATATGAATAATTTTGAAACAGGTACTCAACTTCTTACTTTCAAAAATGAAACAGGTTCAACTTTGCAAAATGTAGAATTTTTATTTAGAGTAACCGTTGAGAATACCGGTAACCCTCCTAATAACATTCCCAGAGTTAATATAAGAGGGTTAAAGGCAAACTATAAGGGAGACGGAGAAGGTTTCTACAATTCAGGAATACACACAAGAAAGAGACTTAAAGATGCTTACTATTATAAACTTACTGATGCTATAACAATACCTACAAGCTCGGCTGAATTAGGAGTAGTATCTTCTCAACAGTATAATATTGGGCTCTTACCCGAACCTAACGAACTATTTAGATTTAACGATTTTTTTCCTACAAGTAACAATGTAGATTTCATACGTAAATCTACAACTAGGCTAATAGTAGACGAGAAAACATATACACCAACACAGGGACTGTACACAGGTAGCTTCTTACCAGCTAACTACGCTATTCTATCAAGTAGCATAGCTAACGGAGTAGAAGGTCTTGATGAAAGATTCTTTGCAGAAGTACAAGACTCTAACTATTACGCAACAGGTTGGAAAAATGCTAGATATGACGGTACAGTAACAGATAATATAGTTAAAGGAACGAGGGTATTGGGGGAAGAACCTTCTTTAAATTTCTCTTCTTTTAACGGTAGTTTATTTAATTCTAATTCGGTTACTACTGAAATACAAGCTATTTTTAGCGGTTCAGATAAGAAAGAGGATGATGTAGAAGTTTACTTTAGTACCTACGAGTTAAACAAAAAAAATGACTTAGAATTAACAGGAATAAACTCTTCTGAATTCGGTACTCCTTCCACTCCGACCGTTGTAACAATAAATTCTTCCACCTATAAAATTAACCTACCAGATAGTAATTTAGGAGAAGGGTTATACTCGGGATCCATAGGCCCTATAGGAGCCTCAAACCTAGTCGAGGTAAAGTATAATGTTTTATTTGAAAACCTTAACCAAAGCGAAATTACCTCAGCTACTTCTCAATTAGCGGTTAAATTATTTGACGGAGCAGTTCAAAAAGCAAACGAAGCTGTAGATATTACCGGTATTACTCAAGGTACAACGGAGAACTTTACTACCTACCTATCTCCATCCAGCGACATATCGGACACCATACTACAATTCAGCTTTACCGGGTTTGAAGGAGACGGGAACGGCTCTCCTGATATTACTCTTACTATTACTGATATAAATAGAATTAGCGATGATATTCTTATTCCGTCCATGGTAAATAGATATAACGTACTTAGAGCTAACACGTACAAAAAAACTATACTTAGAAAACAAGTAAAACCTACACCTACTAATTCTACGGGGTATGAACGCTTAGTAGATGCTAAAATTTATAGATTAGATACTGGAGAAGTTTATACAACTAATAGGAAGGGAGTTGTAACTAACATTGAATAATAAAAAAGATTATATATACTATATTTATATTATATAGTAGCAAACCTAACATAAAATAAAATGGGATATTTAAATAACTCAGTAGTAACCGTTGACGCTATTCTTACCAAAAAAGGTAGAGAATTACTTGCCCGTGGAGATGGTTCCTTTAAAATTACACAATTTGCCTTATCTGATGATGAAATAGATTATACATTATATAATCCCTCTCATCCATCCGGGTCTGCATTCTACGGAGAAGCAATCGAAAGCATGCCAGTTTTGGAAGCATTTCCTGACGAAACTCAAATCATGAAGTACAAGCTCACAACTCTTCCAAGAGGTACTGCCAAGTTACCCATACTTAACGTTGGATACTCTTCGATTAGTTTGAAACAAGGTGCTTCTCTAGCTGTTACTCCTGAAACTCTAAACTACTTAGGTGCTACTAACGTATTTGAAACTGGTGGTTATCAAGCTACTATCGCTGATGCACGCCTGTTTGGAGCTTTTTCAGCCACCGGTATAGCAACTGCTGAAGCACAAAGGTTAAATAGTACAACTACTTTAGGTACCAATGTTTCTAAAACTGTAATAGGAACTACTATTAACCTAAGAGCCACTACAGTAAACACTTTATTTGGCTCTAGAACAAGCCTACAAACCACATTAACCGTAATAGGAAGAGATTCTGGAGCAAGAGTTTCAATTCCAGTAACAATTACAAAAACTAACTAAGAGATATGTCGTACAAAAGATTTGACGCAGATGACGTTCTAGTAAGTGCAGAATCAGTCACCACTTCAGCCTGGAGCGGTAACGTTACGACTCTCTCTTCTTTCTATACATCATCTACACAGTATAATAGCACGTCTGGTGACTTTTACGTAAACGTATTTAATCAGGACCCATCAGGTTCAGGAGAAGAAATACAGTTTACAATTGGATACGCAAACAAAAACGGCGCCGGTACCCTACTCTATAACAGTGGCGTAGCTGGCAAATCACCTTCCGATACCGTATACGGACAGTACAGAACACTAGTACTTGGAGACGAGGACTCTGACTTCGTATTCGGTTCAGGCGACAATACCTATACAGCTAGTAGTTTTTATGTAATATCTATTGATAGAGGAAGATATAAAGAAAAAATACTTCCAGGTTCTTTTGAATTAAAAATTTCTGGCTCCGGAGGAGGCATAACTTTAACGGATACCTCTGCTACGACTACTACTCAAACCTTTACAGATGCCGGAAGGGTATACGAACTCAAGGCAAACGTTTCTTCTTCGGTTGCTGCTTCTGGTAGTTACGGAAAACTTTTACCGGATGTAGGTATAATATTACTAAACGAAGAGGCATTAGATGCAACAGTAGGCAATGGCGGTATAGCTTTAGGTACAGGTAACAGTACTAATGCTGACGATCAAAATCCTAAAAAACTTTTTAACGCTATAGTAGCAGGCGGTAGTTTCAAACTATCTTCTCAAGAGACAGTATCTTCAAATTTCGTATTTGCTAGAGCCCGTAATAGCGAGTTTAACTACAGTACTAATCCTTCTATACTAACAGGTTCAGGAGAACTAAGACATGACGTTCTTATTGACTCTCCAGAAACCTATATTACTACAGTAGGGTTATACAACGACAATCAAGATTTACTTGCAGTTGCAAAATTATCTAGACCATTGTTAAAAAATTCAACCAAAGAAGCACTCGTAAGAATTAAGTTAGATTACTAATGAATGAGTGCCTTCAAAAAATTAGACCGAAAGGATGTATTTACTACAGTACATCTTGCTACAAAAAGTAATAGTACTTCCGGTAGTAATGCATCCGATTACGGTATAAGTTTTCTTTCAGGAGTATCAGGATCACTTTCTTTTCCTGGTTTTTCTTCTCCTGCCTCCTTACAATACCCCGCCTTCTCTTATGAACAACTACTACAGTATAGAAGTATAAGGCAACTATATTACGGTAATATATCTGAGGACCTTTTAACAGGTAGTTTCGAAGAATATAGACAATCATCTATATATTCAGGCTCCAGGTACTTAGGTGATCGAGTAGGCGTAGTATCTTTTCCTCGATCAAGATACGGGGAAGCTTTAAAACCTGGCACCTTCTCAACAGATATATCAACGGAGTATGTACAGAATGAAGGCGATTACGTGCTAGAGACTATAGCAGCAGGCGGAGAATACATAGAAGATCTGCCATCAGGTTCAGTTATCGACGACGGGGAAGGTAGCATAATTTCTGTAGGAAGTTATAGTGGAGTGGCTGACGGTACCAGAGTTGGAGACATATTCTACAACCACGGGATGATAGTATTCACCGACGACTACTTCGCCAGATATTTTAGCAATGAACCGATCGATCCTCTATCTTGGTCCTCTCTCCTCTCAGTATACACCTTTAACTACAAGCTTAAGATAAGAGACGAAGAATTCAATTTTAGCTTAAATCCAAGTGCTATAAAGAATGATGGAGGCAGTATTGCCGACAATATTTCTGGTAGTTATTTTAAACCCTATATCACCACAGTAGGCCTGTATAACGACGATCAAGAACTTATAGCTATTGCTAAATTAAGTCAACCTATTCCTAAATCAACTGATACAGATATGACGTTTGTACTTAAACTTGACATTTGATATTTATTAATATGAGCGCTTTTAAAAAATTAAGATCTGCAGATAGTTTTACTTCCGTACACAATGCACACAAAAGCTTTACAGTACCTAGTGCATCTTTCGAAAGTAATGGTATAACTGTATCAAATGCATTAGAAAATATAAATTATTTATATCCTTCCGATTCAGAATATAACAGCTCTCTGAACTACAGAAGTATCAAACATTTATATTACAATAACTTTAACGTAAGTAGTTCTATTCTACTATCCGGTTCTTATGAACATTATTTAGAATCTTCTTTATTTTCTGGTTCTCGTATATTAAATGAATCTTCATCTATATTTTCTTTACCCAAAAACATTGTAGGAAGTTACGTTAATCCTGGTAGTTTTAGTATTACAGCAGTTTTTGGAAGTTCAGCATCCGATACAAGAAGACTTATAGACTCAGGTGAAGGCTACTTAACTTATTCTGGATCTGCTTCTACGGATTTACCTGCCGGCATTACTAGTTCATTTTCAGTTGGAGATATAAACTATAAGCACGGTACTGTAGTGGTAACCAATCAAGAATTAGTTGAATGGTTTAATGTAAGTAGTAGTTACACAGCTAGTTGGGAATCTACTTATCCGGTATTTACTCAAAATGCCTACTGTAAAGTAAAATCATCCGAATTTAACTTCACCCAGAACCCTACCGCCTGTCAAACAGAATCAGCTTTATCCGGCTCTTTATCATATTCAGGAGGTCTTCCTAAGAATAATATTACAGGTAGTGAGTTTGCTCCCTACATTACTACAGTTGGGTTATACAACGATGCACATGAACTTGTAGCAGTTGCTAAGCTTGGACAGCCCATCCCTAAATCTAAAACAAACGATATGACATTTGTTGTAAAATTCGATATATAAAATATGTGGTTATATAAAAATGAGGTTATAAATAGCATCGATAAGATGCCTGACGGTACGTACGGATTCATTTACCAAGTTACCCATCTTCCTTCGAATAGAAAGTATATAGGAAAGAAAGTTCTTTATTTTGAACGTAACGTTAAGTTAGGTAAAAAAGAACTAGAAATACTAAAAGAAGAGAGAAAATCTAAAGGTATTGGAGGAAGAGCTCCTGCCAAGAAAAAAGTAGTAAAAGAATCTGATTGGAAGACCTATTACGGTTCTCAAAATGAGATTAAAGAATTAGTTAAAGACGGAAAAGAGTCGGACTTTAAAAGAGAAATTCTTAAATTCGTAGACAATAAGAAGCATCTAACTTACTTTGAGTGCAAGTATCTATTTATATATGAAGTTTTAGAAAATAATAATGAGTACATAAACGATAATATTCTCGCTAAATTCTACTCTAGAGATTTTTAATGATTAAAATAGCCGAAATACTCAATACAACCCCAGGTATTAATTACCACCTCAAGCACGGGTTAGCTCTTCACGAAAACGTATATCGATATTCTTCTTGGGAGTTTATAGATTTATTTGCACAAGCAAGACAGTTATATAACGAAGGTAAGATCGACTTAATACAGGCCGACATAGATCTAATCTCTGAAACGGATATAGGTAGTTACGGGATCTACGAAGGTAAACAGGTCCCTCTCGACCTTCCGATGTTAGATGAAGCCGAATACCAAGGTAAGAAGGTAGATCTTAACAAACCAAAAAGAGGCGGTAGTAAGAAGTTCTACGTTTATGTAAAAAATCCAAAAACCGGTAAAGTTAAGAAAGTTGCTTTTGGAGCTAAAGACGGTGGTGGAAA